TAAAGCCGATCAGAAATGGTCGGTTTTTTTGTTTACCCGCTGACCAATCCAACGCATCACAGGCACGGCCATCGAGTTACCACAAGCCTTGTAGCGTGGACCGTCGGGACAATCCTTTGCCTCCTTCTTCTTCCACGGAATCTGAGTCCAGTTGTCGGGAAACCCTTGTAGCCTTTCGCACTCTACGGGAGTTAGACGACGAATGGCCATCGGAGGGTTACTTATGCACGGACCACTCATTTTTGCCAAATCAGTTTTCAATGTCTGAGTCATATTCTCATCCACTTGCGTTGTTCTCCAATCAACTGCCTGAGGATACATAACAGCCCCGTAATGGTTTACATCCGTAGCCAACGAACCTAAGGTTTGAGAGGTATGCTCGTTGGTGGTCTGATTGAACGTATCCACAGCAACCACTGCATGGGTAGTCCTTGTATCCCCCACGTCGAAGTTATTCAAGGTGTTTGACACGCCATCGTCCACCCAGGTCTCGTGGTCGTCGGCGCTCTTCGCCCTCCTGGACTTTCTGAAAGCTATCTGCTGATCCTGCGATGCGGCAAGTGTGAACGCAAGCTCGTCTGAGCCAAGATATCCCTTACCCGCAGCCTTGCCCGGTGTGCCGCCGTACTCCCCCGTTTCGGTTGGTGAGCCGCCACGAATCTTAAACGCGTGGGCAACATTTGAAGGCTCTGTTATCAGTTTTCCTTCACTTACATATTGATTCCCTACACCCTTGTAGTCACGAGCGCATAAAGCACCGACCGTTGGCTGAATTACTGCCTGGAAGTTATCTTTGTCGGGCATATACTGTCCGCCACTTCTTGTGGTCAGGGTTGCTGAAGTGTCTCCTCCGTCCCACCACTTACCGCTTCCAACGCCCTCTTCAGTTGATCCGGTAGTTGCTTGCCTCTTTTCTCTGCTCGGCGCAGGATTCCTTGACACGCTTTCTGACTCAAATAGAACCTCTGCGGCAGCTCGTTGGTCTCCAAGACATCCGATAACAAACACACGCTTACGTCTTTGGGCCACTCCGAACCACTGAGCGTCCAATACCCGATAGGCCCACCCGTACCCCAACTCCCCCAACGCCCCAAGGAAGGAACCAAAATCCTTTCCTCCGTTAGATGACAGGACTCCGGGGACGTTTTCCCAGATAATCCACTTAGGTTTGTAACGTTCAGCGATTGCAAGAAACGTGAGCATGAGATTGCCTCTTGGGTCCTTAAGACCTTGTCTGAGACCTGCGACTGAGAAGGACTGGCATGGTGTGCCTCCAACGAGAAGATTGACATTTGCATCTGGCCAAGTATTAAATTTAGTCATATCACCCCAATTCGGGGTGTTTGGAAATCTTATTTTAAGAACCTCTGAGGGGAACGGTTCAATTTCTGAGAATGCCACGGGTTCCCATCCCATGTCGTGCCACGCAACTGAGGCAGACTCTATTCCGCTACACACGGAAATGTATTTTATGTTACTCATACTGAGTACAGGATTAAGATTATTACAACATAGATAAAGATGAGGACTAGGTATGGTACGAGATCCTCAAACATCTTGCTGTTGAAGAAGTTATATTTCCGCTTCATTTCTCCAAAGTTCTTTGGCTTGTCCAAGCAGTTCATCAAAAGAGTCCGACACGTATTCCCCCTTAATGGAATCGCCCCACCACTTACCGTCGCGTGGGCTTTCGAGGTAGTACATCACGTCCTTCTCCTCGGCGTCATAGCTCCATGAGGCTACCTTGGCTTTGTAGATTGCAAGGTGATCAGTCGGCTGACTTTTGTCGTGCCACAGAGATATGGCGTAGACCTCTGTGCCTGGCTCGTAGGCAAAGATTGTGTAGGTTGTCTTCTTTTTCATTTCGTTTGTTTTTTGTCACAATTCTTCAAATATTTGTGACTGCATATTCATGATTTTCTTCAGATACAGCGCAAGGTCAAGCGCCTCTTCGTATGCGTGTTGCAGCCACTGTTGCTGCGTGAGGTCGGTGCGGTCCATTGTCGTGCCGTAGGTCTTGTAACCCATTTTTTCCCTCATGCGAAGGTCCCTCATAACGCTTTCTAGCAAAATAGAGTGTTCCATCATCTCGATATCGTTGCTTGTATGTCCCATCTGTAGCTTTGCCAGTTTCGTTCTGTTCCCATTAACTTGTCGAGCTTCCAGCAATCTGCCAGGGCCTTGGTCTTAGCCATCTCAGGGCTCTTGGCCCGTGCCTTGGCGTTGTGGACAAGCGTGTCGCCGTCCCAAATTGTGATTACGTAGTTATTCATGTATTCCGTAGGTTGAGTTTTTCCACACACGCACCTGGTCGCTAGAGAAGTGCCTTATTTCGCCGCCGTTTGACAGCACGACCGTTATCTCATCATTCTCCAGAAACCCGTTCGGTGTTATGTAGAGGATGTATCCGTCTCCAAGTGGTGTCGTAACTGGAATTGGTGAAGAAGGAAAGATCATTTTTGCAGTCTTGCAATACCGTATCAATGTCCGCTTGTTTCATGCTCTTCAGCTTGGGTAGATTCTGGCTCATCGCCCACGCTATTGCTTGCTGATCCATTTTCGGATTCCACTCCGTTAGCTTCTCCGTTAGATACTGCGTCAATCCCTGTTTCGTTCTTTTCATCAATTTGTCTTTTTATATCCGTAATTCCAATATTTACCAACGCCCAATACTCAACCGGGAGGGTGGCTAGGTTTTGCAAGGTGATCTCCATGGACTGTACGGCGTTTATATACGATTCTCCGCCGTCTACGTTGCCAAGAACACCGAAGATTGGCATAAGCTCTCGCTCCAACTTGGCAATAAGGTTTTTGGAGAACATCTTCAGGTCATGCTTGAAGAAGTTTGTGTCTACGCATTCGTCGTGACACTGCGCGTAGATTTGTTGTGCGCCCAAGGCGGTAACAATCAGTCGTTTTTTTCTTTCTAAATCAGTCATTTCGTTTATTTATGTGGCAAATATACAACACGTATGTTGCAAATCAAGCAATTTAACATTAATTTGCGCTGAATGCAAAACTAACGTCGCTTGTAATCATATCATCGACCTCCTCCATCGACAATCCAACGATAAAGTCGTCACCTCCGGAGCTAATCATGCAGAGATTTTTATAGTTCATGTACGGTCTTACGTTGTCTATGGAATAGAATACCGCAGGCTCACACTCAAACTTGTCGGGAGTTGTCCCAACCAAATCTGCGACCCTCTTATCGTCGTTATCTATGACTATTGGAAGGATGATTCTGAACATATTATTCCAAATTTACTTTCCGATAACCCATCTGCCACAAGAAATCAGATATTTTTTTCCCATACTCTTCAACAAACGTTTCATCCCAATGCTTGAACTCATGATGAAGATATTCATGTACAAGAACCTCTAAATATTCTTTGGCCGGAAGCCTTGGATCGATTTCGATAAGACCATGGTCGTGGTAAAGGCCGCGAGCCTTTTCTCTGCCCAGGTTTCTTTCTTTTACGATTAAGTTTTCCATATAGCAAAATAAGGAAAAATTTCTTAGCCCATTGTAACAAAAACGAGCATAAAAATGTTACGCTAGTTATTTAATCTTGCCGTCTACAATTCTGTAGTTTGTAACTTCAAAATCTTGATTATCAAATACTTTTACGTGAGCGAAACCGTGAGTAAATTTGTTAATCGGCATATAGTCCGGGTGAAGCTCACACAGGCAAGCAACCGACCAGCAGGTAGTCACCTTGCCGTTGATATTGGGTTCCGTATGCTCTGATGTCTGGTGGTGGTGTCCGCAGATAGCGTTGTCTTTTGCCCGGAGGTAAAGACCACGGGCAATGTTTACCGGGCTGAACATACTCGATCCAAACTCATGTCCGTGAAGAGCTGTCAACTTACCCATGCTCACCAGCTGCTTATCTGGGATGAATGTGATGTTCAGTTTGTCAAGATGCAGGATCGACTCCAGGGTGAACTCTTCAAGCCCGATCAGGTCAGAGGCGTTGTTGATGAGGTAGTGGTCCCATCGGATGTCGTGGTTTCCTGCTTTGAAGTATATTGCTTGGGTGGGGAATAGTCTTCGAAGCGTATAGAGAAAGTCTCTTGCCATATAAACTTCCGAAGCAAGGTCGCGTTTACGCGGATCTTTTTGGAAGCGGCTAATCGCGTAGAAGTCCACCAAGTCACCGTTGATGTAGATGGTGTTGACTTCGTTTTCGAGTCCGTACTTGAGCGCCGCAGTGAGCGCAGGAATGTTGTGGTATGGTACGTGAATGTCGGTAAGAAAAAGTATATCATTGTGGTTAATTGGCAATCTATATGGCTTGTACTCCTTTTCCTTGGACTCAGGCAATTCTAAAGGGTTTGAGTCCGGTATAAGCTCTTGGATAAGTTCGGAGAATGCATTTGTTACTTTTACCGCCACTTCTTTTGTCCTTTTAGGACTTGCCTTTGGCTTGCTGTGTTTCTTTCTCCAATTGTAGAACATTCTTTGAAAAGACAATAAAGTTGAAGATGTTTCTATTTTATCCCACTCACTCTTGATCTTTTCGCTTAGGCTTACTTCCCTAGAGTCATTAAGGATGTTACGATAGCTTTGTACGTTGTTTTTCATCTATTTCAGATATTTGCAAATATAATCAGTATCAGCGAAAACCGCCCCTAAAAAGGAGCGGCTTTACAAACGAAATGAATAAAACAAACTGAAATTGCGTGAGTACACGCACCTCAGCAAATGTATCAACAAACTTTTTTAGTTTGCTCATTTTCTTTTGATTACGATGACTTTTTGCCTTTCTTGTGGCTTTGTCATCTTAATTTGTTTTTTCCACGAGTAAAACTTCAATCCCAGCATACTTGTAACGGTAAGGAAACAGGCAAATGCGCTTGTCCAGTCTAGGATCCAAATAGAAACTCCAACCGCGATTGTGAATGCAACAATGAATGCGGTAAGTGTAATGTTGGGCAATTCCAACATATGTTTGATAAATTGTTTGATTAGTTCCAAAATATAAAATGTGTTTGATATTTATCTTTATTCGATAACGTAATTATCGTAACTGGCACACAAATGTAGGCATATTTCTCGTCACCATTTTGATCCCAGGAGTATCTTTCGTAAGTTCTGGCTTCAATAATTTGCATTACTTTTGTTCAAATTGATTTCAATGAAAAACAGTCTTGCTGGTAAATCTATAGGTAAATCCGCTTCTGCTAAGTATTACGCATCTAATCCAGAGGCTAGGAAAAAGAAGAATGATTACAATAAAGAATATCATTCCACAGAAAGCCGAAAAAACTATCGAACTGAACTTAACAAGGCTAATCGCAAAGCCGGAACCTATGGCAATAAGGACGGCAAGGATATGTCTCATACCAAATCTGGCAAAATTGTTAAAGAATCTCAGTCTCCCAATAGGGCTAGAAATGGTCATGGTAAAAATGGTAGACTTAAACAAGGTTGAATTTGATCTTATCATAACCTTGTAAGTTAATGGCCTTTCCATCAAACTTGCCTCGGTATGTGCAATCAACAACTTCACACTCTCCAGCACTATCCCAAGCCATTGCCATTGCCTTTATGTGTTTGCTTACGGCGTCAGTAGTATTCAAAACTTCTGATGTTTGAAGAACCTCGTTGTTTTCTCCAATGGTTTTAACACGAAATGCGTTAATCTTTTTACCATCAACTGTGCGTTTTGCGTCTTTAATTTCAATTCTGCCCATCTTCTATTTTTTTAAGTTCGTTAAAATGTCCACTAAGCCAAAGATACATATCATTGCCAGTTAACTCATACAATCTTTTGTTTACCAGTCTCATAAGTGATTGGTCGCGTTTGTATAACTTTTGTGGTTTATACACACCTTTTTTAGGGTACTCAAGATCTGTTTTTAGCAATTCGCTCCTTATATTCCGAAGGTGCTGTAACTCGTTCTGGTTCGATGGAGTAGGCGGTAAGTACACTGGGATTCCGTTCATTGAGAAAGTCTAATAATAGTTCTTGTTTTGATTTGTCTAATAACGCGATAAAATGCCTAATTTTTTTTCTACGAACCGCGTTGTATTCGTAATCCATTTTTATGGTTTTAATGGCGTGGCATACAGTGGCGTGGTCTTTATTCACCGTTCTTGCAACTTCAGCAAGTGTTCTAGTAGAACAGACCTTAATCGTAGTCATGTATACTTGTCGAGCAAAAGCAACTTCAGAATATTTTTTTTTGCTTTTTAAATCTGCAACAGATACTTCAAAATATTTGCTGACTTCGCTAAGGATTTCATTGTCCTCTGGGTTTGAAGTTTTATGCAAATACTCATATATGTGTGTGAATTCAGCGCGTCTGTGACACGCAACAAGTTCTACTAAATCTTTGTATGTATATCTCATGTTTGTTTAGGTTAAAGACGCGGCGGGCTTCGTTTATTACCCGCCACGACTTGGTTAAGGTTAAAAAGGTAAACCAGTATCTTCTTCTTCGCTTGTACTGTAAGAGTCTAGTTTTTCAACAGCTCCAGATGCTTTGATTTTTGGAAGAAACATTTCGTTCAAATACTTCTCAAAAAACTCTTGACGCTCTGAATCATCCCACACAACCTGCCCCTTTACTTTGATCTGTTTCATCTCAGGCATATTACCTGGGTTGTCCTTGGTCCAACCCCATTTGATGTCCTCCTGTCCGTGACGGAGGTACAACATTGTCTTAGTCTTTCCATCGATTTGTTTTGACCAAGGAGAAAGAGTAATCTCTTTTCCAGCATCGATGTTTGGCATACACAAGAAGAACCCCGAAGAATAGCGTGAGGACCACGGCATTTGGATTTGGTACTCTTCGCCATTGTCATTCAGAACAACACAGAGTTGATCTCCATATCCCTGTTCGGATATGCGCTTGAATACGTCAGTGATGCGGCCTGATAGCGAAGCGAATCGCTGCTCGTACCACACCTTTGTGCCATCCTTGCTGTTACACTTAACTGAGTTAGCCGTGCCTTCCGGAACTCGCTTGGCAATCTTACCTTCAGATATACTGAGGTAAGTACGGTTTGATGAACCACCTTGATTTAATCCCATAATTTTTATGATTAATTTATTGGTTATATCTGCAAATGTAGCATATGTGTTTCTTTTGTGCAATAAAAAAACTGTTAAATTAATTGTTTGTGACAGGAATCATTGTTGCGCCAAATAAAGATAAGGCTTGAAGAACCTTATCCATTCTACACGTTTCCTTTCCTTGTTCTATTTCCCTTACGAAACGTAATCCAAGTCCAGATTTTTCTGCAAATTCCTTTTGTGTAATTTTCAGCATTTTTCTTTTCTCCTTTATGAATGCACCAACCTTGTAGTCTGCGTACTTTAATTGTTTTTCCGTTGGCATCATCTTATTTATCAATGGCGCGTTTCTTTTTTTAAACTCATTTATCCAATAAGTTTCTCTAGCTCTTGCATCGTCGACTTCTCTTTCCAATATTTTTACAATTGGATCTCTCCCTAATCCGCTGATCCATTGTTTTAATTCAGCGCTATGACTACTTTTCGCATGACTGTACGGACGTTTTAACCCATTTTCAGACATTCCAACATAATAAG